CATTTTTGAGTATATGGTTTATAGGCGAAAGAATAACAGTCGAAGAAAAGCTCCAAAGGTATTTTCAATATCTGCAGTGGAAACAGGAGTTGCATTATCTTTGCTTCAATCAACGGGCGCTGCTTCTGCAGTTCAAATGGGACTTCAGGGAAATATAGCTGGAGGTTTGAAACTGATTGAAACAAATGTATTAGCTAACAAGACCAAAATAATCGGGGTTTTAGCAGCTGGAACAATAGCCAAAATGCTGACTAGGGGATTTTCTACAGGCCGTCTAGCGAAATTAGGCCCCGTCGCGGTTCGCGTTTAAAATCAAAAGGAGAAATAAAACATGGCATCATATCGAGTACGAAACGGAGCTATCACGGCTTCAGATAGTTTCAGTAATTTAGGGTCATTATATGGCCAATCGACAACTTCGAGCGTTCAGGTTCCGGCTGGAAATAGCTCGATTGTGGGTATCATAGCAGCTGTCAGTCAAAATGGCGCAACTGAGGATAATTGCACCTTCGCAATTCAGTTGACCGGAGACGGATTAAGTGAACAGCAAACCCTGACGGTTGGGGCTGCAACAAATGTAGGAACTGAGACAAGTAACGGAATGACAATTTTACCATTTACGTTAGATGTCGCAATACCTGTGACAGCGAGCAATCAGGTTTCGATAGCTGGAGCTATGGACGCTGACCTAGGCGAAGCGCAAATGTCGGTGACCCTAATTTTTGCCTGATTTTATGTCAGTCAGAAAAACCTATGCTCCATACTCTGTCAGTGGCGAGAATATAGCTCAGACACCTCTCGAAGGTTATATCGAAATTGAACAGAAGGTAACCCCTACAATATCAACTGGATTCGTTGATGAAAATGGATTATGGACTGGTAATATTGCAAGTGATACTGAATTTAAATTTTACCAGCTAGATCAAGAGATAGCAAACGGAGCGACTTTCATTACTGCTAAAGGTTTTGATATGACAGGGTTTCAAGATATTACATTAGCAATAAAGCCCACTAATGGCGGTAACTACGCTATAACAGCGGTTATGGGTTCAGATGGGACTAATTCTTATGCAAACCTAACCCCATTGAATGATGCCTCAACGTTGATAGGTTCTTTTCAATCAGACGGTGTAGGTTCCACCACTTTTGGAACTTTAGTTCAAGATAATTCAGAATCATTAACAGCGGATGTTTGGAATATATTTTACATTCAAGGCCGATTAAAAAACCAAAAGCTATTACAGTTTAAGATAACCAATAATAGTGGTGGAATCTCTACAGTCGAGACTCAGTTTCTAAGGTCTCTATAATGCCCACTGAGCGAGAGCGTGAATATTATTCGATGGGTTATAGTGATGGGAGAGCATCTACAATTAAATATCCTGAAGAACTTAGAATTGAAGTTATGAAAGACCAATCTAAACGAAAAAAACGTAAACTATCCGCATGGAATAAATTTGTTCAGGCCAATTCAAAAAAACCCCGTTTCAGGTTTGCTAATGGCAAGTTAAAATTAAAGCAGATGGGGATCGCTTTTCGTAAAACTCCAGCTGGGAAAAAGCGTAAATGATAGGCGAACTAATTATGTTGGCTGAACTGCTCGAACCCTCGAATGGTGTCAGACCCGACTTATCTTTTTTTAGGTCTGATAATGGGTCACAAGTAGTTCAGCCAACCCCAGTCGGAATTTCTGAAGCGTTGACAGCTGCAGTTTATCCGGTTGGATGGGATGCTGATAAAATCGTAATAACTTTAGACCCTAAAGCAGTTGAAATTTATCAAGAATCTGAGCGAGTCAAAAAGGCGCTTCGTGGCTTGTAATGCCAATCACAGCAATTCCAGCCGGAATCGAACTTAGAAAAATCTCATCCACACAAAAAAAAGCGCTGGATGAATTGCTGAAAAAACAGGATGGATATTCTGTTTTGAATACTGCAGTTTTGGTGGGAATTCCAGCTTTAGTTTTAGGACTGGGTGCAGCTGCTTATTTATTCAAGGATGAAATAAAAGAAAATATCGACGAATTTGTTGAAGGAGCTAAAAGTTTTGCTAAAGGTGTTCCAGCTGGATTATTTGTTGGAAGTGTTGAAGCTGGTTTTGGTTTGGCTAAAGAAATTACAGGAATCGACCTAGAAGCAACCACTGGACAAGCTGCAGAAATATTTGGTCCTGATATTGGAATATGTGAACAATACGAATATGATTTGGTTTCATTGGCTCAGCGAGTTGATGACACACCGGATTATAGATTGGACAAAAAAATTTTATTAGGTGTCGGTATCAGGTCAAAATTAAAAGGGATGAAAAAAGCTGGATGCAGCAAACCAGCGTTTACACCTCCTGAAGATTGGAGTAGGGTATAAAGGGGCCTGGTTCTTCATGTTGAGCACAAAAAAAAATAAACCATATCGAGGTATATATACTGAATGAATCCTGACTTGTTAATTTTATTTGTTGGTGAAATAGTTATTATTTTAATTCTGTATAGGTTCGTTTTGCGACAGTGGGTTGTCGCTGAATGGGAAGCAAAATTTGAAGAGCGTGATTGGTTGGTTTCTAATCTGGAACCTGTCATTGATGAAATTGATGATAGGATGCATGAAAAAATGCAGAGCTTTCAGGATTCTTTTTTTGGTTCAGTTGGAGCGATGACAAAAAAAGCTCAGGAGCTAGATCCAATGAGCAATATCAGAAAAGCAGCATCTGAGGGTAATTGGACTTCGTTGTTAGTCGAGTATGCCGCTAATAAGGCCGGAATAGGGGGACTATTAGGTTCATTACAGCCAAAAACAGACCCAAAACAGCCAAAAATAGCCCCAATCGTGCCAATTCCCAAACCAATCAAGGACCTGATAAAGCTGTAGAATTCAAAATAAGGTGTCTGCAGCGCATGTCTTATAGCGAAAGTGTGTCACCTATACACATTCCACCATCAAGGACTTTTCAATCCTTTATCAGTGCTTAAAAATGATTCCTGAATAAGAGAAGAGTATTAGTTATGACCCTCCAGATGAACCAAAATCTCGCCTAGTATCTCTTTAATCTCTTCTAGTGCGTTGACTTTTTCGTGGTGTTTACAAACTATCATGTGGCTGCATTTGCTGCAGTTATACGGGAACGCTGAGTAATCCATCTATTTTAGCATCCAGAGCTTCGTCTTTTTGCTATCAAGAATCTCTATCTCCCATTTACCTTTAGCAAAATGCTTAGCTTCTGGAGCGTTTGCAGCTGCTAACTCTCCTAAAGAGTCATTGAGTTGCGTTGGCTCCTTAGCTATGGTCTCCCAAATGAGCTTTATTGGCTCTTTTAGATGGGGATACTTAGGATGGGAGTGAAGGGTTATAGGGAAATGATACTTCTCTACAGTTTCTTCTGTTCCGGTTTGTTTATCTGTGAATGTTATTTTCACTACGTCTGCCGAGCTATCGAATTCTATGACAGCTGACTCTCCAATTTGGAGGCTGGACATCTTTTCTATTTCCTCTATGTATGCGATACGTTTCATATTTGATGTTTTTTAGGTGTCTGAGCGCTGCTAGACGTTTACTAGATCCGGATAATCCTATAAATCAAGGCTGGACATACTCAAAATTGAGTGGCTTAAAGTTAAATAGAGTTACCCATTTTTGAGTATATGGTTTATAGGCGAAAGAATAACAGTCGAAGAAAAGCTCCAAAGGTATTTTCAATATCTGCAGTGGAAACAGGAGTTGCATTATCTTTGCTTCAATCAACGGGCGCTGCTTCTGCAGTTCAAATGGGACT